AGCAGCCCACAGCGCGGCGGCCGGCGCGGAACGCGGTCTCCTGCGGATCGGGGCCGAGCGCGGCGTCGTAGATCCGGCAGTGCTCGAGCACGCGCCACAGGACGCGGCGGCCCTCGGGCGTGGCCAGCACGGTGCGCAGGTCCTGCAGCTGCTCGCGGCGCTCGCGCTCGCGGCGCTCGGCGTCGGGATCGCCGCGGCGGAAGAGGTCGCGGATCATCAGCCCGCCGCCCCGACCACGCGCGACAGCGCGTTGTCGTCGTCGAGCTTCGCGCCACTCAGGTCCTTCGCCGCCTTCGCGCGCGTCGCCATCGCGTCGGCCTGCGCCTGCTCCTGCGCCGCCTTGCTCCGCTCCGCGCGCAGCACGTCGACCTCGTCCGGCGAGCGCAGCAGCGTCGGCGCCACGCCCAGGCCCTTGCCGTACTCGCGCAGCACCTCGTCGGTGTTGATCGCGTCGAGGACGCTGGGGTCGCCGACCTGCGCCGCCAGCTGGCCGCCGAAGCCGATGAGGCGATCGAGCGCGCCGAGCCCGAGCTGCTTCTGCACCTGCGCCAGCACCGACACGAACTCGATCTTGAGCGACTGGCCTTCGATCTCCGGCGGCGGCTCGGGGATCTCGCCGCGGCGCAGCATGATCGCGAAGGCGCGCTCGACCAGCGGCGCCAGGAGCTCGGCATGCACGCGCTCGAGCACGGGCCCGAGCATAAGCATCTTCTCGCCCTCGCGCGCGCGGATCTCTTCCGCCGTGATCTGCCGGCGGTCGCTCATGCTGAGCATGAGGAACAGGTCAGCGAAGAACGCGCGGCGGATGCGCTGGCGGCACTGCTCCTGCTTCACTTCGCACTTCTGCAGGTCGAAATTCACGTTGAGGATCGGCGTGATCTGCGCCGCCGCCTCCTTCGAGGACGTGTAGTTCCGCCCGCCGGGGAGGATGTTGATCTCTTCGCCGGCGAGCGTGTCGGGGATGGCGAGCGGCGGATCGACGGCGAGGTCGGTCGCCATCAGCGCGCGCGACTCCATCGCCTGCAGCGCGCGCACGTCGCCCAGCGCGACCTTGCCGCGGCCGAAGCCGTAGATGCTCTGCGTGGACGCGGTCGTCCAGCGCGGGACGAGGATGGGGAACTCGTCGAAGCCGCTCTCGCGCAGGAGTTTGTCGTCCTCGCCGGAGCTGGATTCGTAGTAGCACGACGCGAATGGCTTGTGGCGCGCCAGCGCCGAGCCGCGCCGGTGGTCCGGGTTCGGGTGGATCACGTGGCGTACGTCGAACTCGGATTCGAGGTTCCCTGACTGGATAGCCGCGCGGACGGTCTGCGAGATCGAGCCCCAGCGCGCGCGTTCCTCGGGGTTCTTCGGGTCGCCGAACTTCTGCAGGATCTGCCGCGCGGTCATGCGCAGCTTGCGCAAGAACGTGTCCACGCGGCCCTTCTCGTCGACCGCGGCCCACCACGAGCCGAGCGGGTAGCTCTCGAAGCGGAAGAGCTGCTCGTCGTCTTCGAGGAAGCCGAGCGCGTGGACGCCGAAGACGCCGAGGTCGGCGTAGCAGGTCGGCAGCTCGCGGTAGAGGTTCGAGCCGCGGAACAGGTCGCCCATGCGCTCGGTGAGCTCGTGCAGCCAGCGCGCGACGGCCCACTGCTCGGAGAGCATGGCGTCGCGGAGCTTGAGCGCGAACCACGGCCGCGCGGGCGAGGTGATCCCCGCCATCATGCCGCTGGACAACGTCTCAGACGACTGCGTGCCGGTGCTGTCGAGGATCGCTTGGTCGAGCCGCTCGCCGTCGCGGCGGCGCTGGTCCTGGTCGCTGCGCTGGTAGCGCTCGGGCACGATGTGGTCGGCGAGGTCGGCCCAGAGCGCTTCATGCTGGGAGCGGGCCTGCGTGAGCTGGGCCTCGAGGCGGACGAGCCGCTGGCGCTTGGTCTCGTGCATGCTCAGCCTCCCAGCAGCGTCGCGCCCTGCCCGGCGCCGAGGGGCGAGGAGAGGATCGTGCCGCCGGCGGTGCCCGGTCGGAGGCTCGCCTCGGCCGCTCGCCGTCGGCGCATCGCCTCCTGCATGATCGCGCGCTCACGCTCGCGCTTGGCCGCGGCGGCTGCCTGCGCTGCCTCGCGCTTGGCGTCGCGCTCGGCCTGCTTCTGGTCCGAGCGCGCCTCCTCGCTGCGGTTCACCGAATAGGCGGTGCTGCCCGCTGCGACGACTGCGGTGATGACGCCGGCGGTGATGCCCATGGCTATCGGTCCAAGCGCTTGGTGAGGATGACGTCCTGCACCTCGTAGCCCTGGCGCTCGAGCACGCGCTGCAGCGCCGGGTGCTTGGACTTCACGTGGTGCGCGACGACGACGACGCCTTCGGCCGCGAGGGCCTGGTCGCAGTGCCGCACCAGCCGCGGCCCCAGCCCCCGCGCGCGGTGCTCGGGTGCGACGTAGAGCACGTCCTGGTGGGCGTAGAGTGTGCCGGCGTAGTGGAGATGCGGCCGGACGAAGAAGATCGCGTAGCCGACGATCGCCTCGCCCTGGCGCACGACCCAGACGCGCAGCGCGCCGGCGTCCTCGCAGCGCTCGTAGGCGGCATGGTCCGGCGCGAGCAGGATGTCGTCGTAGTGGGCGATCTCGGCCCAGTGCTCACGCCAGAGCGGCGCCATCGCGGGAGCCGACTCCCGCCAGGTCGTGCGCGTGATCTCGTAGGGCGAGTCCATGCCCCGGCGAGGATGGGCCACGGGGGGCGGCCGGGGAGGCGCGCTCCGGGTGTCCCGCTTTCCGGGACGCCTAGCGACCGATGCGGCGCGTGGGGTCGTAGGGCTTCATCGCGGTCGCCCGCGGGCGGACGATGGAGCCGGGGCCAGAGCGCGGGCGGACCGGGCCAGCGAAGGTCAGGGCCAGGCTGTCGCCGACGTCCGGCGAGCGCAGGCCGCGCTTGACCATGTCCTCCTTGCTCTCGAGCTGGAAGCACCCACGCGCGTTGTCGTAGCTGTACCGCGGCGCGCATAGGTCAGCCTTCAGTTCCTGGTCATCAGCGATCGCGCCGCCGTTGCGCAGCCATTCGGCGCACTCCCACCACATTTCCGAGCGCTTGTTACGGAAGCGCTCGGTCGACGGCTTGCCGCCGAAGTCGATGCCGATGGGGTGGTATCGCATCTGCACGAGCCGGTCGTAGACGCCCTCGCCGCGGCCCATGTCGATGAAGCAGGCGTCGGCCTGCCATTCGTCCCACTCGCGCGCAACGGCGTCAGCGAGCTCCATGTTCCCGATGCCCAGCCACGTCCGCGGCTTCCACGAAGCGAGCCCCTGCCGGCGCACGATGGACGAGCGGTCGCCACCGTAGCGCGCGACATCGACGCCGAGCACCTTGGCTGCGTGCGCGTAGTCCTCCTCGCGCACGTGTCGCTTCGCCGCCGCCTGTACGATCTCGACGCTGAGGAGCTGGTCGTCCGAGCCGGCCGAGAAGTCGCAGAGCATCTCCTGGCGGAAGGCGCCCTCGCTCATCTGCTGCCGCATCGCCGCGACTTCGCCCTCGTCGAGGGTCTTGGTGTCGAGATAGGTGTAGCAGCCGGCGAACCAGGCGGGGTCGCCGATCGCGGCGAAGTAGACCTCGGAGAATAGGTTGATGCCCTTCGGCGTGCCGATGAACAGCGCCCAGCCATGACGATCAGCGAGAGCCGGGCGCAGGATCTCGATCCACACCTCGGGCGCCATCTGCGCCACCTCGTCGAGCACGACGCCGTCGAGGTACAGGCCACGCAGCGCGTCGGGGTTGTCGGCGCCGAACACGCGGATGCGCGCGCCGCTGGGGAACTCGACCCAGAGCTCCGACGCGTTGATCGTGGCGCCGGGCACCTTGGCCGCGGCGGCACGCAGGTAGTCCCAGGCGATGGCCTTGGCCTGGCCAAGGAAGGGCGCGAGGTAGGCGAAGCGCGGGCGCTCGCGGCCACAGCGCAGCGCAGCGTCGATCAGCGCCATGACGGCGAGCACGGTCTTGCCCGCGCGGCGATGCACGACGAGCACCGAGAAGCGCTTCAGGCGCCGGTGAACCTCGGCCTGCCAAGGACGCGGACGGTAGCCGAGGTCAACCTGCTGGACGGTCGCCACCGGGCGCCTCGGGCTGCGGCACGCCGGTCACCACCTGCACCACCACGCCGCCGGCGACCTCGTGCTGCTGCTTCTCGCCGTAGATCTTCGGCGCGATCTTCGAGACCAGCCACTTGCGCGCATCGACGCGCAGGCGGTTACGCGCGACGGCGCCGGAATCGGCGCCGTGCTCCGTGGTCGGCACGTCCTCGTCGGCGATGGCCAGCGCATCCTCGGCCATGGCGTGCGCCTGCTCCACCCTGGCTCGCGCGTACGCGTCGCGGAACTCGGGATGCGCCTCGGTCCACCGCCAGACCGTGCCGCGGTCCACGCCGAGCTCGGCGCAGACGTCCTTGACCAGCCGGCCCAGCCCAACCTCGTGGCAGATCCGGGCCGCAAGCTCCGGCGTGTAGTCGCTCGGTCGTCCCATGCCGTCACCCTCCCGCCGTCCCGCTTCTCGGTCCACCCCGATCCCGGCGACGTGACAGCCGCTCCCCGAGCCTCAGGAGCCGCCAGGCCGTCGCGCGGGCCCTGGGATGGGCTCGCGCCTCAATCATCGCCCTGAGGCCCGGCAGGCGCCACGGCAGGCCCTCCGTGATGGCGACCCGGATGTCCTCGACGATGGGATCAGCGAACCGCATGCGGGCCAGGATCTCGCGCGGGCCGCGGCACCGGGGGCGGGGAGGCCCCACGAGGACCCCGCCCTGGACCAGCTGCGCCAGCGTCCAGCCCTGCCGCTGCCACGCGCGCACGCGCTCGAGGTCGCGCACGTCGGCGTCGGAGTAGACCCGGGCGCCGCCGACCCGCCGTGGCTGCGGCCAGCCCACCTGACGCTCCCAGGCGCAGAGCAGCGATCGCGAGATGCCCAGACGGGCGGCAACGTCGGCAGGGGTCATGGGTGCCTCGTGGGTGCGTTCCGGAAGAGGTCCTCGGGGTCTTCTCCATCCCCCTCTGACAACCCCTCGGAGCCGCCGGCTGGCACTGCTGACTGACAACCCTGTGCGTGCGTCCCCTTATAGGGGACGCACACGGGGTTGTCAGTCGTCAGTGCCGTTTCGGCTCCAAGGTTGTCAGTCTTGTTGTCATCGGCTTTGTCAGTGACGTTGTCAGCGAGCGAACGACGGGCGCGGTAGGCGGTCCGCTCGGTGATGCCAAGGGCTTGCGAGACCTGGGCGGGGGTGGCCCCGGGATGGGCCCGGAGATAGGCGACGGCGCGGGCGAAGGACGTGCCCCCCTCCGCCGGCTCCCGGCTGTAGAGCACGGCGGAGCGCTCGCCGACGCTGGTGTGCAGGAGCCCCTGCTGGACGGCCTGGGCGAGGAGCTGCCGGGTCCTCTCAGCCGACAGCCGCCAGCGCGCGGCGGCATCGGCGGCGATCGCCCGCCAGGCGGTCGGGTTCCTGGGGACGCGGGCGACCAGGTCCTCGAGCGCGACCGAGACCGGGGCCGGCTTCCGGCCGGCGACCTTGGCCGGGTCGGCGTCCGCCAGTGCCCAGAGCACCCCATCTCTCCGGACGACGATCGGCGGCGGCGGTGGCCACGAGCGGGCCACGGCGTCGATGACGACGTGCCCCTCCTGCTCATGGGGGCGCAGCACCATGTGTGTATCGGCGGCGCGCGAGATCGCCCCAGCGCCTGCCCCGCCGTCGGTGACGCTCTTCCCCGACTGGTCCC